CGACGCCGAACTACCTTTTCATAAGGAGCGTTCCATGTCTGAAAAAGACAGCACTTCGGCGGCGTCCGAAAACACCGCCACCCAGGAAGCCGTGACCCGCGCGGCACAAGAGGCCACCGCCGTGGAGCGCAAACGCACCGCCGATCTGCTGCGCTTCGGCCGCGACTTCGGCCACATGACCGGCGTGACCGAAGCCGTCGCGCGCGCCATCGAAAACCCGGCCGCCACGCTGGACACGGTGCGCGCCGAGGCGCTGGAGGCCATGCGCAAGGCCGAGGGGCCGACGGTCGCGCGCCCGCAACTGCCCGATGCCGGCCCGGCGCATTACGGCATGGGCGCCCGCGAACTGCTGCACTCCGGCAGCCTCAAGGCGTTCCGCGGCGTCGGCGCTCGGCTGGGCGGCACGATGTCGGATGAGCAGGTCGCCTACCGCGCCGGCCAGTGGGTGCGCGCCGCCCTGTTCGGCGACCCGCAGTCGGCCCGCTGGTGCCGCGATGCCGGCGTGGAACTGCGCCAGGGCTCGCCCGACATGCTCGGCTTCGGCGTGCAGCAGCGCGACCTGATCGAAAGCAGCTTCACCGCCGCCGGCTATTTGGTGCCGGTGGAGATGGAGGCCGCGATCATCAACAACCGCGAGCAGTACGGCATCGCCCGCACCATCTGCCGCGTCGTGCCGATGACTGCCACCTCGATCCAGATCCCGCGCATCACCGCCGACATGACGGCGTATTTCACCGGCGGCGAAGGCAACGACGGCACCGCCTCCGACCCAACCGGCGACCAGGTGACGCTGACGCTCAAGGATCTGATGGCCTACACCAAGATCGGCAAGAGCACCGCCCAGAGCACCATCGTCGGGCTTGCCGAAATGGTCGCCGACGAGCAGGCGCGCGCCTTCGCTGTCAAGGAAGACGCCTGCCTGACCGTGGCCGACGGCACGAGCACCTACGGCGGCATTCGCGGCTGCGTCACGCTGCTCGAGCTGGCCGCCTACGCCGGCGGTCGCGCGACCACCGCCAGCGGTCACGACACATTCCCCGAGCTGGATGCGACCGACATCTCCGCGGCGGTCGGCCTGCTGCCGGTCTATGCGCGCGCCGGCTCGGCCTGGCTGTGCTCCGGCATGTTCGAAGCCACAGTCTTCGGCCGGCTGCGCATGAGCGCCGGTGGCAACGACAATCCGGGGATGGCATCGTCGATCCTGGCGGCGCCATATGCCGGCTTTCCGGTCGGCATCGCGCACGCCATGCCGGCCGGCGCCACTACCGACTACACCACGAAAGTGATGGCGCTGCTCGGAAACTTCCGGCTCGGCGTGGCCATCGGCTCGGGCGTCGGCATGATGTTGACCGTCGATCCCTACACGCTAGCGCACCAAAACCTGACGCGCATCATTAGCGTGGAACGTTTCGACCTGGTGGCGCACGGCGTCAATGCTTCCACGACCGTCCCCGGCCCGATCGTCGCCATCTACGGCAACAGCTAACGTGCCACGGGCGGGCCTGGCGCCCGCCCAACTCGAAAGGAGATCGAAACATGACCACCCGCAACATTCATAGCAAGGTTCGCACCGCGGTCGGCGTGGCGCCGGTCGCCATCGGCACCACCGGCACCGGCCAGGTCGGCAAGATCATCGACCGCTCCGGCTATGGCGGCGTCGAGTTCATCATCGGCTACGGCACCATCACCGCCACCGCGGCCGTCTATACGGTCACCGTCAAGGAGGGCGACGTTACCGGAACCATGACCTCAGTGGCTGACGCCAACCTGGACGGCACCGAGACGCTCGCCGGGCTCGCTGCGGCAACCACCCGCACCTCTGGCGTGTCGAAGAACGTCACCAAACGCATCGGCTATGTCGGCAACAAGCGTTACGTGCAGTGCGGCGTCAAGAGCACAACGACCGCCGCCACGCCCGTTTCTGTCGTCGCGCTGCTGCATTCGCCCGAACTGGCGCCGACCGCCAACCCGTAATCGCCGCGCGTAATGGCTTTCTACCGGATTCCCGCGTGCCTGAAAGAGGTGACCGTCAATGGTTGCTTCTACCGGGCGCTCGGGACCGGGATTTTCCAGCCCCTGAACGACCAGGACGCCGAGGAGATGCGCAAGCTCGGCGGTATCCTCGACGGCGGAACGGGCGCGGCGCCCGAGTGGGTGCAAGCCCTGGACGGCACCGTGGAAGGCATGCTGCGCCCTGACGGCACCACCCGCCGCAGCGACGGCTGGGAGGATCTCACCTTTGCTGCGCAGGGCATCAACCCGCCGGGCGGGGCAGGCTCTGCCACGCGCGACGCCAGCACCGGCCTGATCTCGTTCGCCGGCAATGCCGATAACATGATCGCCGGCATGGCGCAGATGCGCCACTCCTGGCGCCAGGGCAGCGTGATCGCCAGCTTCGGCGATCTGGACATGACCGGCTACCTGATCTCCGCCGGGCTCGCCTGGCGCATCACGCGGCTTGCCGGAACAGACTCGGCGGATAACGACACCGCCGCCGCGATCCTCACCGACTTCGACATCCACTACCAGCGCGACGGCGACGGCTCGCTGCAGGAAACCGCCAAGTGAGCATGAAATTCGGCGAGCGCCAGGTGGCGCCGGAGCGCGCCGGCATCCGCCGCGACCATGTCGCCCGCTACGAGTTCGCCGCCGAGCGCATCTGCGGCATGCGTGTGATCGACGCCGGCTGCGGCGTGGGCTACGGCGCGCAGCTCCTGGCCGAAAAGGGCCTGACCGTGTTCGCCTTCGACGCGGACCCGGAGGCGCTGGCCTATGCCGACGAGCACTACGCGCACCACGCCATCCGCTTCGAGCGCATCGACGCGACCGCCCCGCCCGCGCTGCCGGCCTCGAGCGCCGCCGTGGCCTTCGAGATTGTCGAACACCTGGCCGATCCCCGGCCGCTGCTCAAGGCGCTGCGCGCCACCGCGAAGACCCTGCTCGCCTCGGTGCCCAACGAGGCCGAATTCCCGCACGAGGGCCGCGTCAAGTTCCATCATCGCCACTACACCCGCGCGCAGTTTGAACGCCTGCTCGCCGAATGCGGATGGAAAGCGTTGGAATGGCACGGCCAGGCCGACGCCTTCGCCGAGGTGCAGCCCGGCGCACGCGGCCGTACCATCATCGCAATCTGCGAGCGCGCGCCCGTGCCCACGCCGGAGGAACTGGCGCAGCGCCAGGCCGCCGAGCTGATCGCCAAGGCCAAGGCGCCGGACGTGGTGCCGGCGCATGTCACCATCCTCGGCCTCGGGCCGAGCCTGGAGCAGTACGTCAATGTCGTGAAACGCCTGGGCGGCCGGCACGCCTACTGCGATGAAGTGTGGGGCATCAACGCCGTCGGCGGGGTGCTGCAGTGCGACCGCATCTTTCACATGGATGACGTGCGCGTGCAGCAGGTACGTGCGGCGGCGGCGCCGGAATCAAACATCGCGCGCATGCTTGAATGGCTGCGCACTTGCCAGGTGCCAGTGATTACCAGCCGCCCGCACCCGGACTATCCGGCGCTGCAAGCCTTCCCGCTGCGCGAGGTGCTGCAGTCGAACCGCAACGGGTACTTTAACTCGACCGCCGCTTACGCGGTGGCCTATGCGATCTGGATTGGCGTGAAGAAGATCAGCCTGTTCGGCATCGACTTCACCTACCCAGATGCCCACGACGCCGAGAAGGGCCGCGCCTGCGTCGAATGGTGGCTGGGGCTCGCCGCCGCGCGCGGCATCAAGCTGGCCATCGCCAAGCAATCGACGCTTATGGACGCGCTGCACCCGCAGGCCGAGCGCTTCTACGGCTACGACACCCTGGACCTGCACTTCTCGGACCAGGACGGCGCGCTGCAGATCGAGATGACCGAGCGGCAGGCGCTGCCCACCGCCGAGGAGATCGAGGCGCGCTATGACCACACAACGCACCCTTCGGCGCTCGCCGAGCACCCGGAGGCCGGTCATGGCTGACCGCCGCGTGCGCTTCGTTTTGGCATGGCAGCGCTACCGCGTCGGCGAAGTGATCGAGCCGCCGGGCACGTTGCGCCAATGGCTGATTACCCGCGGATACTGCGTGCCGCACGAGGCGCCGCGTCCGGCGCTGACCTTGACACCGCCGCGCACCAGCCGCAGGAGCACACCGCATGCTTGACGCTTCGCTGCTCGAAGCCGACGCCGTGGCGATCATCGAAAGCAACGCCACCGACACCGCGCTGATCGACGGCGCGATCGCGCTGCCGGTGATCTTCGACCGGCGCGTGTTCGACGCCGCCGGGGCGCTGCAGAGCAACCGCGCGGCGGTTCGTTTCGCCGCCGCGGCTTACCCGGAGCCTGGCGCGCGCATCGGCGACGTGATGGTGATCCGGCGCATGGATTGGAAGATTGTTGCATGGGCGGAGGGGTCGGATGATTCCGTTCAGTCCGCGATTCTTGAGCGTGTCTCCGAGGAGATCTGAAAATGGCAAAGTGGGCAAATGCAAGCGTACTCGACGGCGGAAGCGACTGGGTCCGCACCCTGGCAGGCACGGCCTCGCGCGTGAAGATGCACGTCATCAAGGCGTACTCCGCGGGCGACTCATACTCGACCGTGGTCACCACCAACTCCTGCGGCTCGGTCGATATGGTGGGGGGCGACTTCGTGCAGTCCGGCGCGGCCGGCGCGGCGCGCGTGACGACGATCGGCGCGAAAAACATCACGCTCAACGCCAACTCCGGCGTCGGCCCGAACCTGCACATCGCCCTGGTCGATTCGACCGGATCGGCAGTGCTGCTGGTCACGGACGAAACGTCCGACCAGGTGCTGACCTCCGGCAACACCTTCAACGTCCCGAGCTGGACCTACACCGTCGGCCAGCCGACCTAAGCGCCAGCGCCGTGCGCCGCCTCGCGCCATTCCTCGCCGCCTGCCTGCTGGCGCTCGCCGCGTCGGTAGCGCAGGCGACGAACTACTTCTCGTGGGGCGCGGAAAATATGGTTCCCCAATGGGGCGCCAATGGTGCTTATACCGGAACTGCCTCGTTACGTTCTGCCACGACGATTGATTCCGGTGTCACGCATAGCGGCACCAAGTCGATGAAGGTCACGGTGAACATGCTTGGCACCAACGAAAGCGTTGGTATTGATCTGAACGGTATCCCGCCACCCTATCCATTTAATTTTATTGGTAGTCAGTTGTACTATCGATGGTGGATGCGCTTTGAGCCTGGATTCAGTTGGGGAGATAACTCGTCAAATGGATGGGTCAAAATGGGTCGCGTTTTGACTTCAGACACAACTGGCGCGTATTACACCGGATTCATGGCGGCCAACAGATTCATAATCCAGGAGTGCAATTATCGAGACGGCGGGAATTATGTCGGGGACTGCTATACAACAGATGGCGTCCCATCACTCACCACGGCGATCAGTATTCCGTATAACTTAGCAGCAAAAGCGGATGGACAATGGCATGAATATATTGCCAGAGTGAAAGTTAATACTTCTGCAAGCTGCACCCCAGGCGTTAATTGCGACGCAGATTGGGAGATGTATGTCGATGGAGTTTCCGTTGGTCGATATAACAACTTCAAATTAAGCAGCCAAAATAGCCAAATACTAGAATGGTGGGGATCGTGGGGAACTAACCCGTACTTCCAGGGAAACTCAAGCACCTCGGCTGGTGGAACTGTTTATCTCGATGACTTTTCGACCGACGACGTCTGGAATTCGACTTTTTCGTCTGGTAGCCCACCCGCCATGCAGAGCGTTTCGTGTTCCAGCCCTATCCAGTCCCCGGGGGCTTCGACCTGCACGGCTAGTGCTACAAATTCTCCGAGCTCATACACTTGGACGGGACAGGGGACGAACTGTTCCTATAGTGGCGCGACAGCCAACGTGTCGCTTACCTGCACCTATGGCGGTTCGCGCACGCCTTGCGCGACTGCCACAAATGCTTACGGTACATCAACGCAACTATGCGGAAGTGCTGTTATTTTCAAGTATCAAAAACCATCTAACTTCTCAGGATCTGTGGATGTTCCGGCCTCGACGCTGACTTGCTCGAATTGGCAATCTCTACATCCAACGTGGATCTGGTGCGATGATTTCGAGACGGACACCTCGGCACTGTGGGCTGACCGAAACAACCCGAGCACATTTATACGCTCGGCTGGGAATGGGTACAACAATACGTATTCCATGCGAGCCACCTATTCGGCGACGACCGGAGTTGCGAACGCGGGGGATTTCACAATCGCTTTTGGACTGTCGCCAGTAACGCCAAAGGTAGTTTCATCGGACAACAACAAATACACCGACATATACTGGCGTGCGTTCGTGCGCACGTCGGCGAACTGGCTACCGGGAACCGGCGCGAAACTAACGCGCGCTACCAGCTTCGTGAATACAAGTTGGGCGCAAGCGATGATCGCGCATTTTTGGGACAGCAGCACTCCGGGGATTCTGTCCGTTGATCCGGTGTCCGGCGTATGTCAGGGTGGTTTAAAGCCTGACGGTGTAACGCCATGCACGACTAGCACAGTCATAACGACAGGCTGGAACGACTTTGCCAATTTCTATTGGCTTGGGATCGAGAACGGAACAATCCCCGCATTGCAGCCGTCGCGCGCAAACGTATGGCAGTGCATCGAGGGTCGCACACGACTCAACGACGCAGGCCAGAGTAATGGTGTGCAGGAGCTATGGATTGACGGCACGCTCGATGCGCAGCGGACGAATCTGAATTTCGTAGGCAGTTATTCAACCTATGGGATCAACATCTTCCGGGTAGAGAACTACATGAACGCGGGAACGGGCCAGTCGCAGTATCGAGATTGGGACAACCTAGTGATTTCTGCGACGCGGATCGGGTGCAACTGATGGCGACCTATACAGACTCATTCACCTATTCAGATGGTGCGCTGGCGGGAAATGGCGCATGGGCGACTCCGACAGGAGCTACCGGCTGGACTGTAGCAAGCGGAGCGGTAAAGGGAGGGTCCGCAGGGGATTTTTCAGTCAGTTATTACAATAACACCACAACTTCTGAGCACTATTCAAAAGCGGTTTTGGGTGGGTCAAACGACGGCGGCGCAAATGGGGTTGCGGTCAGGGTACAGTCAGGAAGTAATTCGTGCTACTACGCAATGTACGATGCGGCCTCTCAATCAATATACGTTGGGATTTTATCTAGCGGAAGCGGTACAGATTACGGTAGTGCAGTAACAGGATTCGCTCTCGGAGACTTATTGGAATTGAGTGTTGTAGGTTCCGGCACTTCGACTGTGCTGACCCTGAAAAAGAATGGAACGACTCAAGCGACGTATGACCACGCGACCTATGGGACGATTGATGATCTGACAGGCGGATTTACTGGTTTGTGCGGATACGCAGCGTGCAACGTCACGCTCGATACTTGGGAAGGTGGGGATGTGTCTGCCGGAGCAACTTTTATTCCCCGCGCAACGCTGCTCGGCGCAGGCTGAAACACTAACAGGAGACATGACACATGGCTGACAACTACACCGCGAACGCTGGCAGCGGCGGCAATACCTTCGCCAGTGACGAGATCTCCGCGGTGCATCACCCGCGCGTCAAAACCGAGTGGGGTGCCGATGGCGTGGCGAACGATGCCTCCGTGGCGGCGCCGCTGCCTGTGCAAGCGTCCGCCGAGTCGAACCAGATGACCGCCGCGGGAAGCATTGTCACGCCGAAGTACGTCATCATCGACGCGGCAAGCTCCGGAGACAACACCCTGCTTGCCGCGGTGACTTCCAAGAAAATCCGCGTGCTCGCCGCCTTCCTGGTGGCGGCCGGCACCGTCAATGTGCGATTCGAAAGCGGCACCGGCGGCACGGCGCTTACCGGGCAAATGAACCTGGTAGCCAATACCGGCTTCGTCCTGCCGTACAACCCGGTCGGCTGGTTCGAGACCGCCAGCAACACGCTGCTCAACCTGGAGCTGAGCGCGGCGGTATCGGTCGATGGCTGCCTGACCTACATCGAAGTCTGATCCCCAGGGCGAGCTGAGACATGGCCCACACTTACGGCACGTCGGCACGGCTCCCGGCGACCGCCACCACCACCACCGCCAATCCGGCGACCTTCAGCATCAACTGCCCGGCCGGGACCACGGTCCTCTGGCTGGGCATCGTGGTCAGTGGCACGACCGCTCGCAGCGGCGGCGACCCGACCTACGACTCCGTGGCGATGACCGCGGGCGCGGCCAAGACGAACGCCGGCGGCACCGCGGAGGAAAACGCCGAAACGTGGTACATGCTGCTCCCGCCCACCGGCAGCAGCCTGACCATCAGCGTTCCCAATTCCGGCGGCCTGGCGCTCACCATGTCGGCGGCCTGTGCTTCGGCGGCGAACGGCTACATATCGAGCAAGAGCGGCTCGTCGGTCGCCACGCAAGGCAACAGCACCAACCCGAGCACTACCGGCCCGGCCGGCGCCGTCGGCGACATCACCTTTGCCGTGATCGGCAACGGCGCTCAGGCATGGGCACCGAGCGCGCGCAGCGGCACCCAGATCCACGACTGGGACTCCGGCTCGCGCGGCCACGGCTCGCAGTACGTCATTGAGGCGGGAACAAGCGGCAGCACGCTGTCCTGGACATTCGGAACCAGCGAAGACTGGATCATCGAGGCCGACCGCTTCACCGAGACGGCGATCGTCGCGCCGACGGTCACCAGCTCCGACCCGACCAACGTCGGCCAGACCACCTGCACCGGCAACGGCAACGTCACCGCAGACGGCGGCGGCACGATCACCGAGCGCGGCGTCTGCTGGGGCACCGCGTCCAACCCGACCACCGCCAACAGCAAAGCCACCGCCGCAGGCACGACCGGCGCCTACACGGCCGACGTGACCGGCCTGACGCCGAACACGCTCTACCACTTTCGCGCCTACGCGATCAACTCGGCCGGCACCAGTTACGGCGCCGACGTCACGGCCACGACCGACCCCTATGATCAGGGCTGGGGCTTCCTGCCGTCCATCGCCCTGGTGCTCGACGCGGCGGTAGCCAGCGCCACGGTCGATAACGCCGCCTCCGCTACCGAGACCAGCACGCCGGCCGGCACCATCGACTACGCCGGCACCGTCCAGGCGGCCACCAGCGCCACGACGCTCTCCGAGCCGGCCGGGGTGGCCGACGGCGCCGGCGTAGTCGCCCCGGCCGCCAGCGCCACCCAGCTATCCGAGCCGGCCGCCACCCTGGACTACGCCGGCACGGTCGATAACGCAGCGAGCGCCACCTCGGCCTCGACGCCCGCGATCGCGCAGCAGGTCACCACCGAGATGGCGCCGGCCTGGCTGCCGTCCATCGGCCTGCTGCTTTCGCCGATCAGCAACCTGTGGTCCGCCACGGCGCTGTCGTCGCCGACCGGGGTGCAGATATTCACGCAGGCGCAGCCGGACAACCTGACCAGCGCCACCGCCGCCGCCACCGTTGCCGGCACCCTGACCGGCAATGGCCAGGTGACGCTGACCTGGACCGCCTCGTCCGATCCGTCGGTGACCGGCTACTACCTCTACTGGGACACGGTTTCCCGCGGCGATTCGAGCTACCTGCTCTACGCCAACTCGCGCGATGTAGGAAACGTCACCAGCTACACCCTAACCGGCCTGACCGCCGGCATCACCTACTACCTCAACCTGTCGGCGCACGGCGCCGGCGGGCACGACGCCTACGAGTCCGGCCTGGTGGGCGAGGTGTCGCAGGTGGCGATCCTGCCGACCGCGGTGCTGTCCAATGCCGCCAGCGCGACCGCCCTGACCACGCCGGCGACAACCCAGCTACAGCGCGCCAGCGTCGCCGCGGCCACCAGCGCCACGGCGGCCGCGCAACCGGCCGGCACGCTCGCCCTTGTCGGCACGGTGGATGCGGCAACCAGCGCCACCTTGGCGGCCAACGTGCTCGGGGTGCATAGTCAGTTCGGCGCCGTCGCCGCCGCCGCCAGCGCCACGCTCGCCGCAACGCCGGCCGCGGCGATGACTTACGTCGGCCAGCCGCAGGCTGCGCTGTCCGCGGTAACCGCCTCCGCGCCACTCGGCCGCCAGGTGCATGCCGGCGCGATCGCGGCGGCTGAAAGCGCCACGCTGCTCGACGCCACCGCGTCGGTCCAACTCAACCGCGGCACCGCTGCCAACCTCGCCAGCGCCACGACCGTCGATGCCGTGTCCGGCACGCAACCGGGCTTCGGCGCCATCGTCGCCGCGGCGAGCGCCACGCTGCTCGATACCACCGCGTCGACGCAGGACCAGCAGGGCGCACCGGCCGATGCCGCCAGCGCCGCGGCGGTCGATACGATCGCCGGCGCCGTCGTCAATGTCGCCACCGTCGATTCGCCTAGCAGCGCCACCGCCGCCGGCACGCCGACTGGCGTGCAGATCCACGAGTCCGCCGTGGCCGTCCCGGCCAGCGCCACCCAGGCCGATTCGCCCACCGGCACCGTCGGCTATACCGGCGTCGTCCCGTCGATCGCCAGCGCCACGGCCGCCAGCGCGCCGGAGGGCACCCAGGACCAGACGACCACGGTATCCGATGCCACCACCGCTACGGCGCTTACCGAGCCGGCAGGCGTAAACGTCACCGTGGGAACGGTCGCAGGCGCCACCTCCGACACGGAACTGTGGGAGCCGGACTGCCTGCAAATTCACAGCGCCCTGCCGGCGGATGCGCTGTCCGCCATCGGCGCCGCGGACATCCTCGGCACCCAGGACCACGTCGGCATCGTCGTGGGGGTGGAATCGCGCGGCACGCTCGGCCTGCCGTCCTTCGTCGATGACATCGCCTCCGCGACCTCGATGGCGACCACCTACGGCGCGCAGATCAGTTCGGTCAATACCCTGGTACCGCGCAATGCGCGCAGCCGCACCTACGTGCGCCGGCCCTACATCTGCCCGCGGGACGCCGCATGAGTCACGTCCGCACCCAGATAACCGCCGCGCTCGCCGCCGCGCTGACCGGCCTGCCAACGACGCTCGGCCGGGTCTTCGTGTCGCGGCCGACGGACCGGCCGCTGCAATCCTACGAGCTGCCCTGCCTGCTGGTCTATGCCGATCAGGAGTCGGTCGATACCTCGCCGACCATCTTCGCCTGGCCGTTCCGCCAGGAGCGCACGCTGGAAGTGCGCGTCGAAGCGCTGGCACAGGACAACAACGTCATCGAGGCGACGCTCGCGACCATGCTCGCCGAAGTCGAATCCGCCATCAACGCCTCGCAGGCCACCGCCACCCTCGGCGGCCTGGTGCCGGCCGGGCTGCGCCTGACCGGCGTGGAAACCGTGCGAGAGGCCGAGGCCGAGGTGATCGTCGGCCGGCTCATCACCACCTGGACGGGCACCTACTACACCTACAGCAACGCGCCGGAGACGGCGGCAACGTAAGGAGAAAACATCATGGCAATTGCATCCGGCGTCGCCAAGCAACTGCGGTACAAAGCCGAATCGGCATGGGGCACGGCGGCCGGCACCGCCAGTGGCAAGCTGCTGCGCCGCATCGAATCCACCATCGACCTGGCCAAGGACGTTTATGCTTCGGCCGAGATGCGCTCTGACTACCAGATCGCCGATTACCGGCACGGCGTGCGCCGCGTGGCCGGCAGCATCCGCGGCGAGCTGAGCCCCGGCACCTATGCCGACTTCATGGCGGCGGCGCTGCGCCGGGCCTTTGCGGCAGTGTCCTCGCTGACCAGCCTGAGCCTGACCATCGCCGGCTCGGCGCCGAGCCAGACCATCACCCGCGGCGCGGGCGATTTTCTGACCGATGGAATCAAGATCGGCCACGTCATCCGGCTGACCGCCGGAAGTTTTACGGCCGGCAACCTTAACAACAACCTCTTGGTTACGGCCGTTACCTCGACGGTGCTCACCGTGCGCCCGCTCAACGGCAGCACGATCACCAACGAGGGGCCGATCGCATCGGCAACGATCGCCGTGACCGGAAAATGCACCTACACGCCGACGACCGGGCACACGGACGCGAGCTTCTCGATCGAACACTGGTATTCGGACATCGCGCAGTCCGAGCTTTTCACC